ATGCCAATGGAACGTTAATGTTTGAACAGCAATCAACCGTTTCCCCAGGCATTAGATCATCAATTGTATTTCCACCAATAGAAGAAGTCGGCAGATATTATGTTTACACTTACGGAGAGGCAGGGGGGGTTCGAAGTGGAACAGAGAGTCAAACAATGAGGATAACATACGCACCCCAGACTTATACAGCAGGTTTCACAGATGGCGGAAGGTTTCTTGTTTCACCATTACAACAATATGTCAATCTTACAATACAAGAATTAAGAGATAGTGGCAATGCATTAGAGCCAGGAAATACATATTTCACAAACGGATCGTATCTCGACATAGATGTTCCAGATGGATATTTAGCAGTTCGATACACTGTGACCGATGAAAACGGGTGGATGAATTATGAAAGAGCAGATTCAACTGGTTTGACGGTTCATGGAACTCCCTATGTATGGATTTATGGCGACTTATCGAGGGTCGAACCAGTAGCGTCTTTGGTTTCACCAGCAGGTATTATCATTGCTATTATTGGAGCAATGATGATACTGATTGGTTTGTTTAACTTCTACAATAAGTTCAAAGAAGAATCTCTTTTACGTCGAAAGAAGTCTGGAACAGATGGAATGCCTGGATGGAGAGAAAGAAGGAATGAACAGAAAATTCGCAAAGCTCAAGAAGAACGTTATTGGAATGAGCGAAGATATAACAATCAATACAACAGGAGATGGTAATTATGCAACCCGATTTTACAGAAGAAATGTTATTTGAAGACCCGATGCTAATGCAACAATTAGGTTTAGCACCTCCACCGATGCAACCTCAACAGGATCAAAGTCAACCTGGTGATCGTAGCAAACCAAAGGGAGAACCTTGGTCTTTGGCTCTAATTTTTTGCGGTATTGTATTGATGGTTTCATGGGTTGCTGTCCCTCTTGGTGCTTTGGGTGCTTGGTTTTATGGTCCAATTGAAGGTTTTTTTGCCTCACCAGTATATTCGAGATTCGAGGCTTTTACGTGTTCTGCGCTTTTCATTAGCATAGGCATCGCTATTGCTTTGATTAACAACGAACGCTCGCCCAAATTACATTGGGTAGAGAACGATCCTGGTGTTCCAAGGATAACGAAATTAAAATCAATAGAAGATTTTGGTAGCTCTTATCAAATGGTTAGGAAAGATGGTAAAACACTTTCAGTAAGAAAAGACATTTCATCGAGGTATAGGAATTTAGTTCACATAACCGCTAACGTCTTGGAAATCGACGGAAGAGAAGCGGATATTGAATTTAGGACTACCTCTGGCAATATGTCAAGAGGACAAATTGCACATGAAGAAGATTTGGCAATGCGACAAGGGTTTAGAGAGCAACAACTTGAAGACATTTCACAACGCTTTGTGTCTGGTCAAATGGATCAAATTGATGGTGTTGATTTCCAATGACATTTGGTGCAGAAAAAACCCCTTGGTTTCAACCTCCGAGTTGGCTTTTTGGCCCAATATGGACTACGCTCTACACACTCATGGCCTTATCCATTTACAATGCCTCACAAATAGAATCTAATACAGTTAAGATGACAGCCTACGTTTTGTTTGCGATCCAATTGATTATGAATTTTATTTGGCCACCAATTTTTGATTCTGGTTCATATGGTTGGTCACTTATTGTAATTCTAATCATGGTTGCTTCTTCAATAGGTTATGCAATTACTGTTAGGCCAGAATCCTCGATTGCGTTTTGGTTAATCGTTCCTTACATCACATGGATTTCTTTTGCAACGATCCTAAATATCTGGTATTTACAAGAGGGATAATTATGAAAGTTTATTATTCGAAGAAAAAAATTCTAAACCCGATTACGGGTAATGTTATTGCCAACAATACTTCGAATAGGAAAAGCGTTTCAAGACAAATTAGGAATTTTAGATACAAAGGCAACGTGTCTGACCCAGATAGATCGGTGGTTCTGATTGCTTGTTCAAAAACAAAATCATTTGACCAAAAAAAGAGTTCTCAAAAGAAAAAAGCAATCGACGCTTATTCTTCACCTTTATTCAAAAAAAGCGTTTTGTGGGCGAAAAATAGGAACAAAGAGATACAAATTATGTCTGCAAAACATCTGTTAATCCCAACAGCAAAAGAAATAAAAAATTATGATTTATCTCTTAATGATCTAAATTCAAAAGAAAGAAAACAATGGGCTTCGATGGTTTCAAATGAAATTTCAGAAGGCTGGCAACATGGAATTTACGACGGCCAATTGATGGGTATGCAGGTCGGAAACCCAATAAAAAAAGTGTATTTGCTTGCTGGTAAAAATTATACAAAAGACCTAAAACCACTATTGGAAAAACAGGGAATCAAAGTCTTGGAACCGCTTGAAGGAATGGAAATTGGAGAAAGATTGTCATACTTGAATGAAGACAACAAAGCGTTTGGGGAGGTAAGTCAATGACACAGAGAGATCGTAGATACAAAGTAAACCAACAAATTGTTGATTCAATGAGAGATATGCGTAAAAGGGGATTTACTTACAAATCAATTGGCGAAGCTCACAATGTTTCTACTTTTACAGCAAATTACTGGACCAATGAGAGAACCAGGTCGAAACAACGTGCTAAAGTTGCAAAAAGAAGATATGCCCAAGGCGACAAAGAAAGAGTCGCAAGGGATCAAAGAAAAAGAAAAGAGAATTTCGAACAAAACCCACAAGCAAAATTAAGACATACCATACAGTCTGCTCTCGATGAAAAGCGCGTTAAAAGAAAAACGGTAAAGGGTATGTCAATGAAAAATGCAAGAAAGGTTATTTCTTCAAAAAAACTCAATACCCCTAACTCAAAAATAGATGGTGATTAAATTGGCAGAAGACAAGCGACCACAGGGAAGAAGCGGAAGAGATCTATACATGATGCCTGTCGCAGATAGGCTAAATGACCAATTCAGATTTATTGATACAATGATTGTTTCAATGACTGATTCCTATGCATATCTCCCCCCAAGAGCAAGACACATTTTATGGCTTAAATTGGCAAGTGCCGATCAGACATTTTTAGAAACAGTTGGACTGCCAATGGAAAATGGTGTATTAGTCCATTGGTCTATGTGGCCCGATGATTTAGGTGATTACGCTCAAGCATGTGCAATTAGAATGTCAAGACAACAATTAGATCACTTAGAACCAAAGAACGTAGCAATGGCTTCTGCAATTAGACAAGCCGAGATTTCAGAACAAACGGCAAGGCTTCAAATCCAATTGGCACAACATTTGATACAGTTGACTCAAATGGGAGCCGAAACAAAAGACTTAGCACAACTCTTCTCGAAAAATAAGTATGACAAAGAAGCCATTGGTTCAGTATTAGAAAATGCAGAAGCGGAGATTGCAAACAGAGAGGCACAAATGATGCAACAACAAATGATGCAACGTCAAATGATGCAACAAAGGATGGAAGAACAACAAAACCTAAATCCTGTAAACAATATTTCCTCTGTCGATCAAGAACTAAAACCAACTCCCCAAAACATACCTACTGGTCCTTGTCCTTATTGTGGTCAAGTCAAGCCATATGTTCTTGGTGAAGATGAAGATGGCCTTTTCATTATTGAATCATGCCAGGATTGTTTGCCCGAATCTGGAATTGATGGATTAAACATGGATGAATTAATCAACTCTCTTGATCCAGTGTTAGATGATGAACAACTTCTACAAATATCAGAAGAACATGAACAAGATTGGCAAGATACAGACGATATTCAAGAATTAATTGATAAGCAAAATGGCTTATCAAACAACGAAGAAGAGTAGTGGTCATATGTTCAAAATTAAAACCAATCATCGGTTTACCTCACATATCCAATTTAGTTGGATTGTAAAGTGCAATCATTGTTCGGATTGGTATTGCTTAAAATGCGAATGCCACACAAACGAAATTGATTGTAATTGTCTGGAAAAAAATATGGAGGAATAATAATGGCAAGTGGTGGAGAGCGATATTTGAATTGGTCTGATTTTAACAGAACTTGTATTGAGAAAGGTATGCCCCCAGAAATATTTGCTACGCTTCGAAGAACATACAGAACCTACGTTGAAGGGGGAACAGATCTTACGACTTTGAAATGGTTTTACAATCGTTGGGCAAGTTGGACCAAAATCATACCTGTTGGTTCTGATTCTTCCATAGATGAAAAGCAAATAGGCAAGAGAAAAGTCCCTCCAATGATTCTTTATCCATCTGGATTGTTAGAAAGCGGTTTCATCTGCGAATGGAAGCCCGATATTTTGTGGTGTTATGGTGATCGTGGCCAAGGTAAATCTGTTGCAAGTTATGGTCTTGCAGAAAGATGGCTTGAAAGTGCAAGCTAATGGGGGTTGTCAAAAGAATTCGGTTCGCCAAGGGTTTATGTCTACGGTGACGTAAATGGCTACGT